TGCCGCCGCGGGCCTGGACGGCGACGGCGTTGCGCATGTGGCGGGCGAAGTCGGGGTCGCCGTCGTGTTCGATCTTGCCTTCGACGATGAGCTGGTAGAGGAGCTGCGACGCGGGGACCATGCGGGCGTCGGACTGCGGGAACTCGACCATGGGGAGGCCGAGGTCCTCAAGCGCGTCGGCGGAGCGGTGGAACAGGGCGGGGTCGAAGCCGCAGGCCTTGAGCTGCTCGCCGGCGGATCGGTGCCAGTCCGACAGATAGTTCTCGATGTCGGGGGTGGGGAGCTTCCACCCTTCGAGCGGTCGGCGGGTGCGGGGATCGAAGGGGCGCTCCCACATGCGGCAGCGGAGCCGGAGCCGGCCGGTGTCGGGGTTCCACTGGGCGGTGATGTGCGCGGTGGAGTCGTGCTTGGTGGCTGCGTCGGTGCCGGTCCAGGTGGGCAGGTCCGGGTCGATGGTGAACTTGTCGCCGACGGAGAGGCGTTCCCACTGGCCGTGCTCGAGCCAGGACTCCTCGGCTTCGGTGATCTGGTTCAGGAAGTACCTGCGGAAGACCGCCTCGGTCTTCTTGGTGAGCTGGTCGAGGTAGAAGTCGATGCCGACGGTGATCCCGAACGACGGGTTCGACGCGGCGATGACGTCGGGATCGGTGTGGTCGGCGCCGGCGGGGGCCTCGACCCACCAGAAGAAGTAGCGGGGGTCGACGACCTTGCCCTCGGCGACGGCCTTGCCGTACGCGTACTGCTCGCCGCAGATCGTGTCGTCGTCGAAGTGGGCGGTGGTGATCTGCAGCACCATCGGCTGGCGGCGGGTGACGGTGCCGTTGGTGATCGTGTCCCACACGACCCGGGCGCCGTTGCCCTCCCAGCAGTGCAGCTCGTCGATGATGGCGACGTAGACGTTCTTGCCGTCGAGGGTGGACGAGGTCTTCTTCGCCGCGGCGGCGACTCGCTTGATCTTCGAGCCGGGGAGCGAGGAGCACTGGATCTCGTCCTCGAACCGGCCGCCTTCGGTGACGGCCCGCAGCGTCGGGGAGAGCTCGCACATCGTGCGGGCTGCGCCGAAGAGAAGGTCGGCCTGGTCGTCGGAGCCGGCGGCGACGACGACGAGCGCGGCGGGCTCGGGCTGGCCGTCGGGCCCGGACGGACCGAAGGCGAAGTAGAGGGCGAGCGCGGCGAGCAGCTCGGTCTTGCCGTTCTTCTTGGCGATGCCGATGAGCGCCCAGCGGATGAGCCGGAGGTCGTCGGGGCCGATCGTGAACAGGCAGAGAATGACGAACTTCTGCCAGGGGAGCAGCTGGAACGGCTTGCCGGTCCACCGGTCGTTGGTGTGGACGCAGTGACGCTCGATCCAGCGGATGCACCGGTACCCGTCGGTCGGGCCCTCGGGGCGTCGGGTGGTGAGGTAGTCCTGCCAGGTCGGGCACTTCTTCCGGACCGCGACCCGGTTGGCGGTGCGCTTGCTAGCGGGCTTCCTCGAACCCGGCGAGGAGGTCCGCTTCTTCGCGGCTGGTGACTTCGATGGCGCCTTCTTGACCGGCACGCTCATCCACCTCCTCGGCCATGTCGTTGAGCGCCTGGGCGGTGAGGGCTTCCTGGCCCTGGACAATGCCGAGGTTGGAGGCTGACTTGAGCCCGATGCCGAGTTCGGCCTCGAGGCTGCGGATCTCCTTCTGCAGGGCCATCGTGTAGCCGATGAGCGGGTTGGCGACGGGCTGGCCCTGCGAGCCCTGGACCATCCGGGCCTTGGCCACGACCTTGGTGGTGCGGCGCAGCTCGTCGTAGCACCAGACGAGCCGCTCGAGCACCGGCATGTGCACCGGGGTCATCGACGCGGCGTGAGGTGACTTCCAGAACTCGTCCCACCACAGCTTCGTGGCGGCGAGGGTGCCGGCGGGCGCCGGCGGGGGAGTGTTGACGGGCGCGGCGTCGGCGGCGACCTCGAGGTGGCGCTGGCGCTGCGGCCGGTTGTCGACCCGGGTGCCTGGCCGCTTGCGGGGGGCGGGCATCAGCGGGACCGGCCCTTCCTGGCGTTGCACCCGCGGCACAGGACGGTCGCCACTCTGCCGGAACCCACGGGGTGCGGGCCGTGCTCGGCGGTGAGGTCTGACGAAGGATGGGCGGGACGGCCCCAACCCGGGCACCAGTCGCCGTGGGTCGCGCGC